CTTCCAAATCAACCCGGTCCGCTGCTGCGGCCAAGAGTGGTGTTGAGGTAGATCGTTGGGCAGTACTCGCTGGTATCGGTAATGAATAATTGCCGAAACAGCAATGACACAACGACACTAATCAATAATCATTAAAGGAGATTACAAAATGTCAAAGTCTTTTAGTTTAGAACAACTAACCGAAGGCATCCGAGCTCGTCATCTTGGCACTCAGAACCGTCGGTTGGTAGAAAAGTGGGGTCGTACAGGCCTCCTCCGTGGTCTTAACGGTGTAAATCGTGAGAACATGGCATGCATGTTAGAAAACCAGGCCTCACAGGTCCTCCGCGAGGCAAGTACTCTCGGCTCATCTGGTGGTGGTATGGGCGATTCCGGTAAGGTTCGCGGATTTTCCAACGTTGCTTTCCCAATTGTCCGCCGTGTATTCGGTGGCCTTATCGCTAACGACCTTGTTAGCATCCAGCCGATGAGCCTTCCTTCCGGATTGCTCTTCTATCTCGACTATACCTATGGTTCAGCCCAGGGCGGAGTTTCTACAGCTGGCGAGTCCTTATATAATGGACCCGCGGGCAAGGGTGTCCAGAGTGGTTCACTTGGTACCGGTGGTCAGTTTGACCTTGCTGGTACAAGCTATTCAAAAAACCACAAGACATATGCCACGGCCTTTGACTCCGACGCGTCTGGCGGTGAGGAAGCCATTTCCGCACAGGGTGCCCACGCCGGCGGTTCACTAGTGGCTACGAATGATCTTTCCACGACAGGGGCCGACGGCCGCTTGATTGGCTTTGATCCTGAGCTTGCGAACCGTATTGATGAAGATGGTGAGGCATGGGGTGTAATCTATGTCCCCCTCGCAAATCTCACCAATGTTGATTTGACAATGGCCAAGGCCATGGCACTTAATGGTACGGAGTCTCTGCTTGATGCAATTCCTTCCGGAATGCAATCGGGCACTGCGCTAAACCTCCGGCGCCTTAATGAGATTGGTACCTTGGATGGTTCAGACAATTTCACTGCGAACGCGTTTGCCGCACAGGCATCCGCTATTCTCAAATGTGTTGTTAAGAAAACAGCATCCGGTACTGCTTGTGTAGCCGCGGCAGACGAGATTACCCTTTCCCATGTTGAAAGCGCCGTTCTCAATGTTGATTCTGCACAAGGCGATTCATTGGTCATTCCTTCAATGGAAGGTGATGGTGATGGCACTCCTGATGTCATTCCAGAAATTGACATCAAGATTGAAGCAATTGCAGTAACAGCACAGTCACGTAAGCTCAAGGCCAAATGGTCCCCAGAGCTTGCACAGGATCTTAACGCTTACCACAGTATGGACGCTGAGGTTGAGCTTACGCAGATTCTTTCTGAGCAGATCGCACTTGAAATTGATCGCGAAATCCTTAATGACCTACTCGTCCAGGGTAATGGCGCAAACCTCTTCTGGTCGCGTTCACCTGGCAAGTTCGTTAACAAGGAAACCGGCGCAGAAGTCTCAAGCACCTCTTCCCTTACTCCTGGTCCTTCCTTCACCGGAACAGTCCGCGAGTGGTACGAGACGCTTACTGAGACAGTAATCGACGCTGCTAACACAATCCACCGTAAGACACTTCGTGGTTCTGCTAACTTCATGGTCGTAGGCCCTGACGTTGCAACAATCCTTGAGTCTTCCGTAATGTACCGTCCTTCATACAGCCTTGATGGCGAAGGTCAGGTAGGTTCCCCAATGACAATTGGTGCGGATAAGGTTGGTACCCTTTCAAACAGGTTCACTGTTTACAAGGACCCATACTTCCCCCGCAACAAGATCCTTGTTGGTTATAAGGGTGGTTCATACCTTGAGACCGGTTACGTTTACGCTCCGTACGTACCGCTCATCGTCACCCCGACAATCTTCCAGCCCGAGGACTTCACCCCACGTAAGGGTGTCATGACTCGATATGGTAAGAAGATGGTTCGTTCCGACTTTTACGGTACTGTTACCGTACTCGACATGAACATCATCTAAACCTAGAACGGGT